GGGGGTACGTTTCGATTAAAAGTTGGGTATTTCGGGGTCGGTCATTCACACGACTTTTATTTTACACAAACTGATCCATCTGGTTACACATTTTCGGCGAGTCAAATAGAATTTTATTATAACAATAGTTATAGTCCTTGGAGTCAAGTGTCTTCAAACAATGTATATACAAATTTTGATAAAAGTGTTGGTATGGCGTTAGAGACCGGTAAGGAATACCGTATGCACCATGAGGTTCTTCAAGCTAGTACGGATGATTATCCAAGTAAAATTTTGTTCACAGTAGAAGAATTGAACGCGGCATCCGGCGGCGGTGGTGGTGGTGGAAGTTATGGTACAGGTGATTTCAGTGGCCAAGCGAACCCTACCTCGATCGGTCCCGAATCTGGAATTGAGATTACTTCGTCGTTCTCATCCGCTACGAATTATAACTATAATTCTTCAATTATCACTTACACTTATTATGACTTCAATTTTATAAATTTATCACACACTTTACCATCATCTTTACCGCTCGAGTATCATGTTTATTTTAGGTCTAATGGTAATTTTAGTGTTAGTAGTTCCAACTTTAAGGTACAGATCAATGGTATACAGAAGACCACATACAACAATTTTGGTTCCCCGAATAACAATAACAATTTTTATATTCAAAGTAGCCCCTCGTACAGGTACGAGGTTATATTGAAATCACGTGATCCTACACATGATGAATGGACTGCCGAATGGCGTGAATATAGAAATTAAAATAATATATACCCAATGGGAATACAGGTCACCGAAACTAAAAGTCTTAACACAGGCGCAGAATTATCAGAATTTTACGTAGGATTACGTAAAAATCAACAGTACCATATGAATATTCAAATTTCACCAGATTCGAATACGTATACCGTATCAGCCATGTTCGATCACCATATCAGTAAAGATTCAAAAACACAAGGTAAAGTAACAGTCGGTGCCGAGGTTGTTACAGTTTCTAACGTGAGTACGACATCCAATATTAATCCAGTCGCGGAAATATATACCAAACTCAAAACGAATTATGGAACCTTCACGGAAGATATTTAAAAAATAAAACCTTAGTATAATATAAAATATGTCTGGAGGTATTGCTCAACTCGTTGCCGTAGGTGCCCAAGATGCGCATCTCGTCGGCCAACCTGAAGTTTCCTTTTTCAGGTCCAACTATAAACGTCACACAAATTTCGCCCAAACTGTTGAAAGACAGGTTATCCAGGGCAACCCATCCGCGGGTTCTATGTCGACCGTCAGGTTTGAAAGAAAAGGGGATATGGTCGGGTACGTGTATATCGCTCCAACTAAAGCGGGTATAGCTCACAAACTTACATCAGCCGAATGGGTCCTCGCGATTTCTAAAGTTGAACTTCTCATTGGTGGTCAAGTCATTGATGAACAAACATCTACATTCTCGCAATACATGGCACCAACTGTCTTAGCACAAAACTTAACTAAATCTACTTCCGGGTTTGCGGAAAAGGAAAGTAAGTTTTACCCACTCAGATTTTCGTTTTGTGAAAATGCTCAAACCGCAATTCCATTGATCGCTCTTCAATATCACGATGTGGAATTGAGAATTACGTGGGGTAGCAATCTCTATGCGGCTACATATGAAGTCTACAGTCAATTTATTCACCTTGACACGGACGAGCGTACCGCTTTGTCTTCCACACCACAAAACATGCTTATTACGCAAACACAAAAAGCCATTGCATCCGTTTCCAAAATTCAAGAACTCAACTTTAACCACCCAATTAAGTGTTTGGTAGCTGCAGATGGAAGTGCTCTCGCTATTGCAGCCGACGCAAATAAAATGAAACTCCAAATTAACGGTACGGATGTTACTGATTTTAAATACGTTGATCCAAACTACACCGCGGTCACTTCGTATTACCACACCACATCCTCGAAAGATGCTGCTGCATCCGGTGAAAACGATAAGTTTTTCTTGTACCCATTCTGTCTCGACACGTCCAAGGTTCAACCAACCGGTTCGCTCAACTTCAGTAGACTCGATTCCGCGAGACTTGTCAATGACACAGCCAACTCGAGTGATGATATCTACGCCGTCAACTATAACATCCTCCGTATCGAAAATGGTATGGGTGGTTTGATGTATTCCAACTAAGTAATTTAATTTAGCCACTTATTGTAAATGGTTTGGCAATTAATTTTTCTAGTAGCATTTATCTTTGTTATAACGTATGACCCAAAATCGGGTACTTTAGATCATTTAGTTGGTAAAAAACCAGAAAAGCCTCCTCAGAATGCAGAGTGTAAAGAAGGGCATTACCAGGAAATACAATTTGGAAAAATGGGATACTCGTGTCCAACCGAAAAAACAACGCACATGGGTGCGATTATAGGAACTTAAAAAATTAGCTCGTAATTTTATATATAAAATGTTTACATTCGATCGCGATACAGCGACTATAGTTGCCGTGCTCATGTGTATTGTTGCCACAATATACATGTACAGAGAACTTAACAAAACGAAATCAGAAATGGATAACGTTAAAGGATTTTACGGAAACCTCATGACACATTTATCCAGACCACCACCACAAGTGAAATCTGTACCAGTTGTAGAAACAGAAAAAGAGGAAGTTTTAGAAACCCAAGTTGATGTGACTGAAGAAGAATCTTCAGAATAATCATCTTATTCAATTATAACTTGCAAATAAGCAATGAAAAAATATAAAGCAATTGCAGTACCCGTCACTTTTATAGGTGATAAACCACGATTTCTCACTGTCCGGGATCGAAGATTCAAAGATTGGATTTTCGTCACCGGAGGGTGTAGGCGAAGAGAGATTCCAAATCCCATTAGATGTGCTTTGAGAGAACTCGAAGAAGAAACCAGGGGGGTTGTTTGTTTGAAAAAGGGTGAATATACAGAATTTAAATTTGTAGTAACGGAAAGTCCAGGAGTGGAACTTGAATATAACGTTTACGTGTTTTTCGTAAACTATACCATACAGGAACAGGCTGAACTTATACGTAAGTTTAACGATGAAAAACAGAAAATGAATCTCCGTAAGATTCAGAAACAGCCCATCAAGAGAACACACGATGAGAATGATTTCATGAATTTTGAAACACTCTCAGAGTTCAGTACTAAAAAACAATGGGATCGTATTGTTAAAAACGTACTTAACAATCCAGAATTTTACGCGTGTGTAACTTCTCTCGATAGAAAAACCTTCTCTATTAAATAATGAAGTCTAAGAACTACATTTTATCTCAAATACGAGAGCTTCTCATTGAAAGGCATGCATATACGCCGGAAAAGGCGGACAGGTACGTTGAATTACATAAAGAGGATAAAGTCTATGAGCTCCTCGTTTTAAAGAAAAGTTTATCAGAAGAAGAAGAAAATTATCCGGAAGTCTCATATAGACGCTCTATTTGGCGTCACGAGTATGAAGACGAATAAACAATATAAAAAAATAAATAGATTAATAGGTAAGTATGTTTAAACGTTGGTGTAAAGACCAAGGTTTTGCTAATAACTCCGATTTATCACATGTGCTCATGGACGGTGGCGTCCTCTCCGTGCCATTTGATAGATTGAATGACTTTTACGAAAAATGTGTAGAAGTATATAACTCCGGTGAAAAGATATTTGTCGTCGAACAGAAAACGGAAAATTATAATTTTTTCATGGATCTCGATTATAAAGATGATGAAGAGATGTCATTTGAACAGATTAAGAGTGTGTGTAAAGTCATATGTGACAAAGTCTCAAAGTTTGGTGGTAAAGACGCTTTGATATCTGTCGCTGAACCTAAACCCATAGACACACTCATAAAAACGGGTATACATATAAACTGGCCAGGGTTTGTTGTAAATAGATCATCTGCATTGGGTCTCAGAGATCATGTTATAAATACGTTAAACTTAGCGTACGGATCACGTGATTGGAAAGATATTGTTGATATTTCAGTATATGGTAATAATTCACGTAATACGAAGGGTAGTGGGTTCCGTATGCCTTGGTCACATAAAAAGGGGAAACATGAAGCATGCGCTGGTCAAGGGTGTGAGTTATGTAATAACACCGGTAAAGAAACACAAAGTGAATATTTACCCATATTTATATACAAACATGGTCCTTCATCCACATTGGAAAAGACTGAACAAAAACCGTCCGTTGATATATTACACATGGCAACGTTACGTACACAAAGCATGGAACCAGTTATCATAGAAGGAACTCGTGAAGAAGCTACATTTACAACATTACAAACTAAAAACGAGTTCAAGAATCAAGAGGCTCTTTTACTCGTCGAAGCATTCGTTCGTAAACATGTAGAAGGACAAACTACTGCATCAATCACTAAAATGTTTAAATATAACAAACAGTTTCTCGTCTCAACGAATTCTAAATATTGTGAAAATAAAAAATGTAATCATAATTCCAACCACATATGGTTTCATATAGTAGGTGACACTATAGGCCAAAAGTGTTTTTCTACTACGAATGTATTAAGACAATATGGGTTTTGTAAGGATTTTTCGGGGAGACGACATCAACTCTCTAAAAAAATAACGGATACTCTTTACGAAGATGGTAAAGTTGAAACGTATACACCTAAAAAGAAAGTCATTGTAGAACCAGAACAGAACTTACTTGAAAAATTTATAAAAAAGTATATCGTCAAGAAAGAAACGTTTATAATAGAATCACTCAAACGCGAAGGTGTTAAGAAATATACAGTTACGACAAAGGAATCGTGTGATACATGTAAAGAAACAATTTCATTCAGTATACTTAAAAGTCAAATACATCAAGTGTGTAAATGTAAATGTCGCGCACATAATCTTACAGATAAAATTGTCAGTACTTTATAGAATGTTAGCTGTAATATTAATTGCACTCGTTGTATATTTGGCGTCATCTTTAATAAAAAAAGATACAGGTACAAAACATATAACTAAACTCATACGTGAAACTTTACCGTACTCAGGGTTAAATGAAGTTTTATACAAAGAATTTTTAGCAAATATAAACATGGCTATAGAATATAAATCACATACAGAAGTTTCAGAAAAGTTATTAAACCGTGCACTCGAAAACTTACGAGAACTCGCATTATATACGGTTTCTACGGATACGAGTGTTATAGAAGAGTTAGACACGTTAGCGAACAGTATAAACGCTGAATTTAGCCTTGTTTTAATAAATGAATCGATTAACAGTGCGTAATGTATTTAAAAGAATAAACATACTTTACTTTATAATGACAAAAACAATTGTTTCTACGCGTACACGTTCAGGGAGAGTCTCAAAGGTTCCAGAACGCTTAGACCCACTCGAAGATCTACCAGAAGATGATTTTGAAGATGATGATTACGAAACCGAATCGGAAATAGAAAGTGATATTGATCTCCTTCAAACAGATGATGAGGATGATTTTGAAGATGATGATAGTGATATGGATGAAAACGGCAATTTAAAAGGGTTTGTTGTTGACGAAGAAGAGGAAGATGAGGAATAATAGGCTTAAAAAAATAGGTTTACATTTTATAAATGGAAGCTGAAGTCGGTACACCTATAAACTATAATCCGGATGATTTTATGAGTAAAGAAGAGAATCATCAACCGGATGAACCAGAACTCGAACCGGAAAATAACGAACAATATTATTACCCACCACCGCAACAATATTACGAACCGTACCCACAACAACCTACACAAAAGGAAGATATATTTACAAATTTAGATAAAACGGCGTATATCATTATATTCGTATCATTTATTTTGGGGTTTTTTATGGGTAAGACTATGCAACCAGTCATTCTTAGACATGGATAGGTTTACCTCTAACCCATAAATGTTCAGACGATGTTTGCTGTCCTTCAAAATCACCAATAGGACCAATTTTAGGTTCTGTAAAATATGCACGACTTACAATGAGTGGGTCTTTTAGTATATCTTGTGCGACATCGGACGCACTCACATTTTCAGTACCCGATTTACTTTTTCGATCTTCATACAATCGTAAAAATAAACCTACCATGGCTAAAACAATAATTATGGTGATTATATTTAGTATAATACTCAACATTCTTACATTTATATAACAAATTTATTTAGATTCTACCTCTTCACCTTCCTCAACTTCGCCTTCGCCTTTCGTATCCTGAGCTTCCGTAGACGATTCAGACTTTTCATTGTTGAACTTTTCCATTGCTTCAACTGAATTAAACCCCTTTTCTTTCGCCTCTTTTTCGAGAGCCGCCTTCGCCTCAGCTTCACGTTTTTCCTTTCTTTCTTCAATTTCCTTAGCAACAATAGTATCCGCTTCCTTAACAAGTTCCTCCATTGGTGTATCTGGTTTTTCCTTTTGGAGATGTTCGAGAACTTCAGCTGGGTGACTAATTGGTGGTTCATCTGGTTTCGTATAATACTTCGAATTTTCATCACCTGGTTTCGCAAACGACGATGCACTTTCGACCATGTCACGTTTACGTTCCGCAAACATTTGTGCCGCTTGTGCTTGATTTTCTTTGTATCCCGACATGAGTTCTTCAAGTTTTTCATTCGTATAATGAACATCTTCAATCTTTGTCGGATCGGGTGGGATTAACAACCATTTATACAGATCAACAACGTAAATATCAAACGTCGCATCTTCTTTTTGAAGACGCTTGGCGTGCGATGCAGCCTCATCTCTGGAATTAAATGCACCCCGGATCTTAATACCAAACTTATCGTTCTTTTGGGGTGCTTCTGGTCCTATGACGGAAAGACACGCATATAATTGACCGGGAACGGTCGTGTAATCTTGTTCAAGAGTTGACATTGTTTTATATAGTAATAAAGCTTAAAAACTTTAAGTCTATTATATGTAATATAATGCACGAATTCTGGAATAAACAACCTGTTCCTCAAGATAAAGTTGTTTTTAAAAATGATGGTGAAATAAATTCATCGAGAGAACTTAGGTACGAAAAAAACCCTTTACCCGAAGGATATGAATGGGATTCGTGTACTGTCGATGAACTCTGTGGATTTCTAAAAGAGAATTATATACAAGACGATTTTTTCGAATTCATGTACTCGAAAGAGTTGATTGAATGGACACTATACCCACCGGGGTACCGCAATGAATGGAACCTTGCTATTCGTGAAAAAGAAAGTAATAAACTTATCGCTTTTATATCAGGTATACCTTTAGACGTTTGTGTTAATAAAAAAATAATTCAAATGCTCCAAATAAATTTTTTGTGCGTTTCTAAACATCTCAGAGATACCAAATTTACACCCATTCTTATAGGCGAACTCAAAAGGCGTATGAATTTACAAAATAGATGGCAAGCTGTATATACAGTCGTAAAACACTTACCTACACCTATCGCTAAAGTCACGTATTGGCATAGACTTATAAATGTTAATAAACTTAATAAACTCCGATTTTCTGACGCAAGGGAACAAGCATATCGTATTATAGGTACGTCACGGTTTAGGGAAATGAATGAAAATGATATACCTAGAGTTACAAAAATGTTACAAGAACATTTAAAAAAGTTTAAACTTTCACTTAATATCGATGAATCTTACGTTAGACACTGGATTCTTCCACGTAAAGATACCGTGTACACATACCTGAGCGATGAAAAGGAACAATTTGCCACTTTTTATAGTTTGGATTATGTACATAAATCAAGTGGTGAAATAATAAAACAAGCATACACGTTCTATAACGTCGGGAACTGTTTAAAAGATGCTATAATCATGGCGCGTAACCGTGGGTTCGATGTATATAATTGTATTAATACAGGTGTAGACGAAGAAGAACTCCGTAACCACAAGTTCATAGAAGGTACCGGATGTAACCATTATTATCTTTGGAATTGGAAAATTAACGAAGAAATTAAACCTAAGGATATCGGGTTTGTAATGATATGACGCCCGGTACCGAGAATAAGATCTCGGTTGTAAACAAGGCCTAAGTGGATGTGTAATTTATATAAAATTAATAAAATGATACAAAACGGTAAAGGAGGTGAAAAAACGAACAAGTGGGGGAAGGTCTTTGAACATGAAACATCCGATTTCGAAGACGGTGAGCTTATTTCGATTCATGGACATGATTACGTGTATATAGACCAGGGAAAATCTATTGCATATCTCGAACAGTTTAAGGGAGAAAAAGAATATATAAAAAAATTGAAACCTGACGGAATGTTTCGTCGTTTATATGACAATTATATCCATATTATTGAAAAAAAGCATCAGCTATGTTTCGGAAGTACAGATGAAAAAATTGGACTTGGATATCATAAGCTCAAACAGTACTCGAAAAGGTATCCAAATGCAAATTTTAGATTTTCTTACATGTTAAACGAATGTTTTTGGAACTCTCTGAGATATGAAGACACGTATGAAATCATGTCTGATGAAGGTATTGGGTGTTTCTACGTGAGAGGTGAAAACGCGGCTATGCGTAAAACAACACTCACGAATAAAGAAAAGAAAAAAGAGGTATATTTTCCGGCTAAATACAAAGTCGAGTGGGAACCTATTTTTGAACATATCCATGCACGAGCACCTCCGTTGTTATAGATGAAGGGTCTTTACTATTTATTGCACGTCTCGCCGGGATATCGTCTATCTTATACTCTTTAAAACTACTGGTTACGAGATCGACTTTTGCATTTGACATTACAAAATCAATTTTAGAACTTTTTAATAATTTAAATAAATCTTTATGATCATCCATTATAAATCCATCCTTTGTATACCCTACAAAACTTGTAACACTTTCAGGTGCGTAAGGTGGGTCCGCGTATATAAAATCACCATCGTTTACGGTTTGTGAAAACGCGGCTCTAAAATCACACCACTTGAAAACCACATTTTTTATAAGGTCTTGTATTTTTACTAACTCGTCTAATGATACAACTAACGGTGTACTTTTATAGTGTCCATACGGTACGTTAAACCCATTAGGACCCTCCCTATACACACCCCTAAAACACGTCTTGTTTAGAAAAATTAATGTCGCGGCGTGTGTAGGTGTCGTAGGTATCAATTCATTATATTTTTTACGCGTCCAATAATAGTAACTTTCCTTCGATGTAAGACTGTCCTCTTCAGTTTCAGGTTTACGGTTTACGTCCGTACCTGTTCGCGTGTCATATGTTTTAAAAAGTTCAGTTAAATGGTCGTGAACATCTTTGGGATTCTCTTGAATCTGTCTATACATGTTAATTAATTTCTGGTTTTTATCGTACGCGTAAACTTTACCTTTTACGGTAATGTCTTGACTTTCGAGTATTCCAAATAGAACACTTCCACCACCCACGAATAGTTCGTGATAATTTTCAATTTCCCGTGGAAAAGTTTCCAAAACTTTATCGAGAATTTGTGTCTTACCACCAACCCATTTAATAATAGGTTTCATTTATATTAATTAGAATCTTCTTTTTAACCTAAGTTAAAATCATTTAAAAGTAAAAGAAAACAAAAAATGATACCTGAATCTTACATTAAAAAGAACGACGAAATTAAGGCGGTTCGTGAATTAGAAGAATATTTAAATAGGGACGTTGTCGACCACGTTCTAAAATTTATAAACCCTTATATATCACTAAGTGATACGAGTGAAGAAGATCACGTTAAATATTGGTTTAAACTAGGTCGCGAGACTAATAATTTACGATTATGGAGCTTTGCATGTACGAAAATAATGGAAAAATCTTTTGGTACATCACATAAAAATAATCGCGAATTAAAAAAAATGGGTTGTCATGCCTTCCAGTCTTTTAAATGTTATTTGGAAGACTATATGGTAAAAAACCTAAAAAATTGGGATAAAATTGAAACGTATGAAAAAGTTAGTAAAAACGATTACGTCGATATGTTTTATGGTGGTAATAACGATGATTTTTATGAAAATGTATCAGAATACATTGGGTTTAAGAGACCATATCGTAAATTTATTACCAAAAAAGAACAGAAATATATGTTACGTTTTAACGAAAGATTAACTGAATATTTGAATTATGTGGAATATAATATACTTCAAAATAACGATATCTTACACATTGGTAAATATGGTAATTTAGAATTAGTAAAAAGTATCAAGCGTTTACGAACAAATAACGAAAAGTTTATGGTTACGGTTCAAACTATAAATGTTGGTATCGATAAAAACGAACCTTAATGAATACAAATAAATTTATAATGTATAGTAATATGAATAAAATTTATAGTATATTTATAAGTGTTATATTAATTGTAATTATTTTTATTTTAATTTTAAAAATTAAAACACCAGTAGAAGAAACGGAGACGGAGACGGAAACGGAAACGGAAACGGAAACGGGAACGGAAATAGAAGATTCGGATTCGGATTCGGATTCGGATTCGGATATTATAAAACCAATTTCTCAAACTGATATATCGAAAATACCTCCATCTCCATCACCATCACCATCACCATCACCATCACCATCACCATCACCATCACCATCACCATCACCATCACCATCACCATCACCATCACCATCACCATCACCACCTGTCTTTGGTGGATATGACGCCATTGACTTTATTTGCCCCGGTGGGAAATTTTGTCCACCTCCACCTCCACCTACACCTACACCTACACCTACACCTCCACCTACACTTCCACCTCCTTCAGAGCCGACAATCATCGTCGACTCTATATCTGTAAATTCGAAACCAGAACTTTGGTTTACTAACATTTAACACCATTTAAAAGGGAAACGCTAATATAAATAAATGGAGGAGATACGTAAGTACCATAACGAGTCTAAGCGTCTCCTCATCCAATCGGCTACCCGCGAAGGCGACAGTATTTTGGATGTAGGATGTGGATTCGGTGGTGATCTTCAAAAGTGGCGACACGCGGGGGCTAATATAAGCATGTGTGAACCAAACCCAGAATCACTTAAGGAGGCTAAGTCACGCGCCAAGAACATGAAAATACGCGTCAACTTTTACGAAGGTGATATATTCGTATGCCCACAAAGAAAATATGATGTCGTGTGTTATAACTTTGCGTTACACTATATATTCGAATCACCCAAGTTATTCGAGACGTCTTTATTAGCAATTAAAAATAGAATAAAACCTGGTGGCCAATTCATAGGAATTATACCGAATTCCGATAAGATTATTATGAATACACCCGTAAAAGACGATTTAGGAAACTATTTTCTAATGAAACATACGAGTTCGGGAAACTTTGGGGAAAAGTTATACGTCCACTTAGCCGATACACCATATTATGCCGACGGTCCAAAAGTCGAACCCATCGCACACAAAGACCTGTTTTTTACGCGCATGGAAGATTTGGGGTTTACTTTAACACTATGGGAAGATCTTAAAGGGAACCCGGTTTCGGATTTGTATAGTAAATTTAGGTTTGTGTATAAGAGGTGAACCGTCGATTTTTATATATGTTTATGATAAGATGATATTAGCTTTACTCCTCATTATCATAAACGTGATTATACTCATGAATATACAGGAACCCGAGAGATTATCTGAAGTTCGTGAAAAATACAGGACACTCAGGGAACACCTTAAGGAGACTAATAATCAGGAATTCAAAATGTTATGTAAAGAAATTCCAATTACCGCACACAGGCGTATGAACGGGTCTATCGGATACAATGTCAATAAAGGTAATGATATAGGTTTGTGTATCGATGGTGAACCTAATGAAATATTCCACGTTTTAATACACGAACTCGCACACTGTACCGTTGACGAATATTCACATAGTACAGAGTTCTGGAAAAATTTTGATAAACTTAGAACAATGTGCGTTTCTTTAGGGATATACCAGGAAATACCACAGAGAACCAAATTTTGTGGTAAACACATCCAGGATAAATAATGTTTGGTATTAATAAATGCAATCGTTCAGTGATTTAATGAAAGCGTATTTGTTACTGAATACTTTACTCGCATCTTCGAGTGCACCCCTACTTTTAAACGATAAATGGTTAAATATGTTTATAATCATGGTTGTTACACCATTAGTCATTACTATGTTACCACGTGGCGGTGATATATTTGGGCGTTTAGCCATAGATGCACCATTTTTGATGGTATCAACCTTGTTAGGTATGGGTATGGTTGCGGGTGTTTCTCAAATAAACAAAAGGTTCGAAAAAGATTTTAGAGATTATGGTAAAACTACGAAGAGTACTGGTACTGTTTTAGGACTTCGCGCAGTTGGTTTACTGTTCGGATTTCTCGTTTCATATTTTATTTTCGGAAAGAGAATGTATAAACATTATAATGCTATTTAAGCGTATCTTCTCATTATGTAAAAGGCGACCGCCGCGACCATACCGGTCGACGCTAAGCCGATTACGCTTCTGTGTCCTTGGTCGTTCAAAAACGATGGGACAAAGTTCGCGAGTTTTTCTTGAACTGGCTTACTAATTGCCGCCGAAGCACACACAGCTACAATGAGTGCTTCGAACTGGTCATCAGTAAGGTTGAATGGATTTTTAGATTCAGATTTTTTTTCAGTCGTTTGTTGTACTACTGGTTGTTGTTGTTGTGCCATCATCATTGGAGCTTGCATATGCATTTGTGTCATTCTTGGATCGGCACTCATCATTGGAGGTTCGAGTGGTTCCTCGGCTTGACCCATAATATCGGAAATCGAAGTAGAGTCCATTGTCTGTTTATTTTCACTCACATTTTTTTCGGGGGAAATATTCGACACGAATGACGTCCCTTGATTATTGTCTATAGGTACCATACCGTCG